AAAGCTGCCCATGGGCAAGACATTGCAAGAGGAGGTGCGATAGGAAATCATGGATGCACACGTCGAGAATTTGTTGGCCAACAAGGTCATCGGCTGGGTCTACCACCCAGACAAACATATGGAGGTCCTGGTCGAGAAAGACAGTGGCTGCGAGGTCCAGTCGTCCGACACTGACTACAACCCACGTCAGCGGCCGATAGACTATCCGAGGGAACTCAAGATCGACCCGGCAATATATCGCGTCGAGGGCTTTGTGTTCGAAGGGTTCGTTCAGCACATGTACCAGGACCACAAGGGCAACGTGACGGTCGGCCTGGGGCACCTACTCAAGGACGCGGACGCGGCGAAGAAGCTGCCGTTCTATAAGCGCCCGCTGGGGCCGGAAGGGAAATTGGCCGATGCCACCGCCCTGGAAAGGGAGAGAGAGTTCAACGAAGTGCGATTTCTTGAACCTGACCAACCTTCGTCTCGACCCCGCGTATATCGAAGTCCTCTTCAAGGCCGATGTGCGGGAATCAATTGCCGAGCTACAAGACCATATCCCGGAACTCGACACGTACCCCAAAATGGCGCAGCTCGGCTTGCTCGACCTGCTCTTCAACTTGGGGCACGACCGATTTTTCGGTAACGATATATTCACAGGGTTCCCAAAACTCCGTACAGCCCTCACCTATCGCAACTGGAAAGAAGTGGCCGAGGAGTCTCACCGCAAGGAGAAAGACGACAAGGGCGAGATCATGGGAGGCGTGGTGAAACGCAACAAATTCGTCCGCGAGTGGTTTTTGAAGGCGGGAGAGGAAGACCCATTCTTCGTCAATCCGAACTGCGGTCCTCCGAAGAACGTATCGGCGATCGTCGGTTAGCAGACGTTCCGTACGCCGCCACGGCGCCCCTGGAATTGAGTGCGGCAGCAACTCGCCTCGACCATGCCAGGCGCCAGCGGTCTCCTCCCCAACCGTATTCGCGGATTTTGCCTCAATCGCCAACGGCCGCTACTCCGGCGCGAGATCCTGCGTCCGCGGGACACACTTGAGGCCCTTCCAGGGCCCCGGCCCGACGACTTCCACGACCCGAAGCGCATCGTCTCTTTTCCAGCGCGTTACCAAATAGCGTGCGGACGTATGGGAGCCAAGGATCATGTCCTTCCAATCCCGGCCCATAAGCAAATCGTCGATCCCATCGCCATTGAAATCTCCGCGGCCGAATATTGTGATGTGGATTTCGATGTGAACCTCGTCTTTAGACTCCGGAAACAAAACTTCCACAGTAAAGGAGGTTTCGTTGTCTGCTCTTACCTTGGAGTCGGGCACATCATCCCCGACGGCGTCATATCGATGCTCGCTCCACGAAACGCCCCTGCGGTTGGCCTCGAGCATTTCATTGATATCCTTGCACTCCCAGCCCGCTCCGACCATCGCGGGGATGTGGTCCATCGCGTCGTCGCCGAACGCGAAGTCACGGACATGACTTGTCCGCGCCGGGCGCGCCGTCTTCAGAGCGCGCAGGGTATAGCAGTAACCGGAAAGCGAGACCTGAAGCTGAAACGCGTCGTACCCATTTGCATTGAACCCCGTTTCAAACCATTTGAAAAAGGACAGGCAATTATCGACTAAATACTGTTCGACATTCACTTTTTCCATATAGAATTCGAAACCGAGTTCCGGTCTATCTTCGTCGACCAGCGTATCCTTATAAACTCTTTTCCAATCAAACTTCATCGCGAAATACTGCTGATCCTTGGGGATAGTCTTCGCCAACAATGCGTCGATCTGGTCGAGGCTCTCGACTCCCAGATCCGGCGACCACCAGACGGGGTACGCCTCGGTGGGCCGAGCCGGAGCTGCGGCGCAGCCGCCGAGGCCGAGCATCAACATGCAGATCGCTACAAAGAGGTTCGGTATTGCCCGCATGGTCGGCTCCGCCCTCCCAAACTCAGCGGATCAGCAATCCTACCAGCCCTCCTGTAGCGCCTGCAAGAGTTGCACGATTGCGCACATCGCGTACCCCGAGTTCACCGGCCTACCTACCGCTACGCATCAGGCGTGAGGCGCGGGAGCATCGACGACCACCCGGGCGGCTTCGGCCGCCTTTCTTGATCCACAACCAGGAGTAAACGACGATGGCTGCACAGAAAGGTGCTTTGTTCTTGCTGAAGGTCGGCGACGGCGGCGGCCCGGAGACCTTCACCACGGTGGGCGGCTTGAAGACCGCCAGCTTCAACATCAACACCGCCTCGGTCGACGTGACCAACATGAGCTCGAACGGCATGCGCGAGCTGCTCGCCGGCGCCGGCATTCAAACCATGTCGCTGTCGGGAAACGGCGTGTTCACGGATTCAGCCGCCGAGGAGACCGTGCGCGCCAACGCCGCGGCCAACTCGATCGACAACTACCAGCTCGTCGCCGGCAACGGCGATACCTGGCAGGGCGCCTTCCTGATCACGTCGTACCAGCGCAGCGGCAACTTCGATGGCGCCGAGGCCTTCACAATCTCGCTCGAGAGCTCGGGCGCGATCACGTTCACCGCGGGCTAATAGGAGGGAGAAATGGCAGCATTGACCATCCAGACGATTGCCGAGGCCGGCGTCGAGCCGAGCTACGCCGCGGCCGCCGCCGGCGGCGATACGGCGAGAAACGACAACGGCAACGTGTTCCTGCACGTCAAGAACGGCGACGCCTCGCCGCATACGGTCACGGTGACGGCGCAGCGCACGAGCGCCTCGGTGCCGGGCATGGGTTCGACGACGAAGAGCAACGTCTCGGTCGCGGTCCCGGCCGGCACCGAGCGGATGATCGGCCCGTTCGCGCCGCTCGCGTTCAACGACTCGAGCAACAACATCGCCATTACCTACGATGACGTCACCTCGGTGACCATTGCGGCGCTCGAACTGCCGCGCGTTGCGTAGGCGCCGCTTCGCGGAGGTAGGCCGGCGCCTCGCACGCGCCAACTTGCCGCCGCATCCCGGTGCGCCCGGCCCGCGCCATCGATTGGCCGCGGGGGACAACCCTGAACCCAAGCTAACCCAACTAGACGCGAGCCAGATATGGCGACATTGAATATGCCTTCGACGCCGGGGTTCGCCTCGTCGCGGTTCGGACTGCGCGCACACACCCAGAGCTTTACGAGCAGCTTGAACCGGGCGGTGCAGACCTTGGAGCTGCCGGGCGCGTTGTGGTTCGCCACTTACGAGCTGCCCGCCATGACCCGCGCCCAGGCCGCGGCATGGCAAGCGTTTCTCGTCGATCTCATGGGCGCGGCGGGGCGGTTCTGGGGCTTCGATCCGGACGCGCGCACACCGCGGGGCGCCTACGACTCGGGCCAGGACACGCCGCTGGTCAACGGCGCTTCCCAGACCGGAGCGAGCCTCGTGACCCACGGCTGGCGCGTGAGCGGCACCGGGCTCTTACTGCCCGGCGATTACGTCGAGATCACCGCCGGCGGCAAGAAAGAGCTGCACATGGTGACGGCCCAGGTGGACAGCGACGGCACAGGCGCCGCGACGATCAACTTCAAACCGCCCTTGCGAGCGAGTCCCGCCGACAATGCGGCGCTCGTGCTCGCGAACCCGGTGGTCGAGATGATGCTGGCCGACGACGATCAAGCGGGATGGGAGCGCGACCTCGCCGCCATCGTCCGCGGCGTCGCGTTCTCGGCGGTCGAGGTGTTCTGAAATGAATGAAAATAACCACAGAGGCACAGAGACACAGAGTTTTTTTTCTTCCTGCCTGCGCGAAGCCGAGGCTTCGCTCCCGCCTTCGCGAAGCCCGCTTCGGCGGGCGAAGAGAGGTCGGCGAAGGCAGGTCAACGCCGCCCTGCGTCGTCAAGAGTATTTCTCGTTTTCCTCTGTGTCTCTGGGGTGAATATTTAAGATGAGCCGAACACTTACCGCCGCGACGAAGGCCGAGTCGCAGGCGGCCGTCCTGCGGCCGGTTTGGCTCGCCAAGCTCGCGTTCGATTCGGGCACCACGCGGGTGTGGTCGGGGCGCGGCGACATCACTTTCGACAGCGAGGTCTACCAGGGTGTCGGCGACGTGGGCTCGATCGGCGCCGTCGAGGAGAGCGTCGAGCACAAGGCGTTCGGGATAACGCTGCGGCTGACCGGCATCCCGGCGGCCATGCTGAGTATCGCGCTCGGCGAGGATGTGCAGGGCCGCACGGCGCAGGTGTGGATCGGGTTTCTCGACGGAAACTACCAGCTCGTCGCAGATCCGGTGCTCGTATTCCAGGGGCGCATGGACACCATGGACCCGAGCCTCGGCGAGACGGTGACGGTCACGCTCACCGCCGAGAGCCGCCTGATCGACTGGGATCGGCCGCGGGTACGGCGCTACACCGACGCCGACCAGCAGGAGCGCTTCCCCGGCGACAAGGGCCTCGAGTTCGTCAACGAGGCGACCGAAAAGGAGATCTTCTGGGGCGTGAGTACGCCCAAGGACAAGGCGGCATGAGAAAGCGGTCAGCAGTCAGCGATCAGCGGTCAGCAAAAAGCTTAAAGCTTAAAGCTGAAAGCCGCCGCCGAAGGCGGTCGGACTGGCCCGAGCGCCTGGCCGATGCCGTCAGGGCCGCCCGCTCGCGGCCTTTCGTTTGGGGGCGCCACGACTGCGCGCTGTTCGCCTTCGATTGCGTGCTCGCGATGACGGGTGAAGACCACCTCGCCGCGTTCCGCGGGCGCTACCGCTCGGCCAAGGGCGCCGTGCGTGCACTCAAGCGCATCGGGGGAGTCAAGACGCTCGAGGAGCTGGTGGCGGGCATCTTGGGCGCACCTGGACAGGCCCAGACGGCACAGCGCGGCGACCTAGTGTTGCTCGATACCGAGATCGGTCCGGCGCTCGGCGTGTGCCTGGGCGCGCGCTGCGCGTTCGCCGGGCCCGACGGGCTTGCCTACGCGCCGACCGTCGCGGCGCGCGAGGCGTGGCGGGTGTGAGATGCCGCCGCTGCTAGTTGCTGCCGCCAGCGCCGCGCTCACTGGGCTGGCCGCGGGCCTTGCGGAAGGGCTCGTCATATTCGGCCTGAGCGGCGCGGCGCTCGGCTTCACGGTGTTCGGCGCTACGCTCGCCCTGAGCGTCATCTCCCAGGCGCTCACGCCGTCGCCGCCGAAGCCGAAGGAGGCGGGGTTCACGCAACTGCTGCGCTCGTCGGTCGAGCCGCAGCGCGTGGTCTACGGCACCCGCGTCGTCTCCGGGCCGCTCGTCTTCGTCACCACGACGGGCAAGCTGAACAAGTTCATGCATCTGGTGATCCCACTCGCCGGCCACCAGATACAGGCGATCGGCCGGGTGTGGTTCAACGACGAGGTGGTCGGCGACCTCGACGGCGCCGGCGAGGTGACGACAGGGCGGTTCGCCGGCAAGGCGAGGATCAAGAAGCACCTCGGCGCCGCCGACCAGGCGGCCGACTCTGACCTCGTGGCCGAGGCCGCCGAGTGGACCACCGATCACCGCCTGCGCGGCATCGCCTACCTTTACGTGCGCCTGAAGTACAAGGCCGAGGTGTACGCGACCGGCAGGCCGAACATCAAGGCCGAGGTGAGGGGGCGGGTCGTCGAGGATCCGCGCGACGCCTCGGTCGCAGTCGCGTCTTCGTCGGTCGCCGCCCAGGCGACGATCACCACCTCGGCGGCGCACGGGCTCGTGGCTGGCGGCAGGGTGCGCATCACCGGGCACACGGGATCCGTGCCGGCGATCGATGGCGAGCACCAGGTTCTCACGGCGCCGACGGCGACCACGTTTACGATCGACGTGAACGTGACCACCGGCGGCGCCGGCGGGTCGCTGCGCAAGATGACGTGGTCGGACAACGCCGCGCTCGTCCTGCGCGATTACCTGCTGGCCGGCTTCGGCCTGAACGCCGCGGCCGTAAGCGAGATCGACGACACGCTTGCGGTGGCCGCGGCGAACACGTCGGATGAAGATGTCGACCTGCCGGCGGCTGTGCCGACGTTCACCTTCACGGCCGACGCGGCGGCCGACCTGCTCACGCAGACCCCGCCCGAGGGCAAGGTCTTCGACAAGCCGGCCGAGGAAGACGGCGTGAAGCCCGAGCCCTTGCACCTGGGCGACGGCGTCGAGGTCTCCACGACCGGCACGCTGCCGACCGGCCTCGCCGCCGCGACGCGCTACTACGCGATGCCCGAGAGCGCCACCGAGTTCAAGCTGGCGACCAGCTTGGCCGGAGCCCGGGCGGGTGAGGCGATCGATATCACCGGCGCGGGCTCGGGCACCCACACGCTCAGCCGCAAGAGCCAGCCGCGCTACAGCACCAACGCCGTGATCCAGCTCGACCGCCGGCCGATCGACATCGTGCCCGACTTGGTGACCGCGATGTTCGGCCACCTCGTCTACACGCAAGGGGCTTATGCGATGTTCGCCGGCGCGTATACCGGCCCGGCGACCGTGACGCTGACCGAGAGCGACCTGCGCTCAGGGCCGCTCAACATCAAGCCCCGGCCCGGCAAGCAGCAAAAGTACAACGCCATCCGCGGCACCTTCACCGACCGCGACAGCGACTACCAGCCGACCGAGTTCCCGCCGATCACGAATGCCGCGTTCGAGGCCGAGGACGCCAAGGCTGGGGAGAAACCCGCGCGCATCTACAAGGATCTCGACCTGCGCCACGTCACCGATACCTACCGCGCCCAGAGACTGGCGAGGTTCATGCTGCTGCGCGACCGGCAGGGCTTGACCGTCGACTTTCCGGCCAAGCTCTCAGGCCTCGAGATCGCGGTGATGGACACGGTCGAGGTCACCATGAGCCAGCCCGGCTGGTCGGGCAAGGAGTTCGAGGTGCTCGGCTGGAAGCTGGCCGAGGACGGCGGGATCGACCTGGCGCTCAAGGAGACTGCGGCGTCGGTGTACGCCTGGGACCCCGACGCCGACGCGACGATCGTCGATCTCACGCCGAATACCAACCTGCCGAACGCCTTCGACGTCGCGCCGCCGACCGACCTGGTGCTCGCCTCTGCCGACGCCGAGCTTCTGGCGATCGGCGAGGGCAGCGTGGTTAGCCGCATCAAAGCGAGCTGGACGGCGGCCGACGACGCCTTCGTGCGCGGCTACGAGGTGCAGTTCAAGAAATCGGCCGATACTAACTGGAGCCTCGGCCCGGTGACATCGGAGGACGAGACGGAGGCGCACGTGTCTGAGGTCGAGGACGGCGTGGCCTATGACGTGCGCGTGCGGTCCGCGAATCAGGTCGGGGTGCGCTCGGCCTGGGCCACGGTCAACGGCCACATCGTGATCGGCAAGACGGCGCCGCCGCCCGACGTGGCAACATTCACGGTGGCGCGGCGCACGGGTGTGAGAAAGTTCGCATTCTCGCTCGCCTCGGTGCCTGCCGACGTGCGCGCTGGCGGTGGCTTCCGCATCCGCTATTCGACCGACCTTACCGCCGATTGGGCGGACATGACGCCGCTCCACGATGGACTGCTGGTGTCGTCGCCGTTCGAGATCAACGACCCGGCGGCGGGCACGTACCTGTTCAGCATCAAGGCGGTCGATTCGTCGGGCAACGAGAGCGCGAAGGCGCTCTCGATCATCGAATCGCTCGGGACCTCGCAGCTCTTGAACGTGCTCGAGCAGCGTGTCGAGGAAGACCTCGGCTGGCCCGGCACGCTCGTCGATTGCTTCAGGACGCCCGCAAACACTTTGCTCGCGGCCTCGAACGGCGATCTCGACGATTTGCCGGCGCAGATATCGGGACTGCCGGCGACCATAGCCTCGATCCTCACGTCGAAGTCGCCGATCACTTACACCACGCCGACGATCGATCTGGGCTTCGACGTGACGTTCACCCCGGTGGTCAGCGCCGATGTCTCCGGCGCGCTTACGCTCACCATGCAGACCGGGCTCGACGCCGATGGCGCGGCGGTGGGGGCTTTCGTCGCGTTGGCCTCGGTGACCGCGCGCTACATCAAGATCAAGGCATCCGTCGCCGGCACGTCGCCCGAAATCGCGCGTATGACGACGGCGCTCGACGCCGAAGTCGCGACCGACCGCTTCGAGGACATCGACACCGCGACCGCGACGGAAGCGTGGTTTTCATCTGTCGCTGCTGGGAACTTCAAGGTCGGCTCGAAAAGCGGCGGTCTGGTTTCGATCGGTCTGGCCGACCTGAGATTGCAGAGCGTCGGAGCGGGCTGGACGTGGGAGATCGTCAGCAAGACGCAAACGGTCAACGGCCAGCCGGCGGCCGAGTTCAAGGTCTACGACTCGACCGGCACCCTTGCCGACGCGACGGTCGACGTGACGTTGGTCGGGCCGAAGAAGTCACCGCCCGCCCCGCCCACGGTGCGCGTCACGCCGGCGCTGGTCACGCGCGTCACACCCGCCGGCGACATTCGCATCGCGGCGTGATTCGGGTATCGGGGATCAGGGGTCAGGTATCAGGGATCAGGTATCAGTAATCGGTAATCAAGAACAAGTGGTGTGTCTTGGTTTGATCACTGATCACTGATTACCGATAACTAGGAGCGAAGCGACACATGGCACAGGTCAAGATCAGCGATTTGACGTCCGCCGCGTCGGTCGCCGACGGCGACGAGTTCGAGCTCGAAACCGGCGGCGCGGCCAAGAAGGCGACGGCGGCGCAGATCGCCAAAGGCGCCCGCGTTCAGGACAAGATGGATGCGACAACGGCGCCGGGCGCGACCGACGACAGCGCGGTCGGCTACGCCGTCGGCTCGAAGTGGGTCGATACGGTTGCCGACAAGGCGTACATTTGCGTCGACGCCACCGCCACGGCGGCGGTGTGGAAGGAGATATCACCGGATATTCATGCGTCCAACCATGTCACGGGCGGCGCGGATAAAGTCAGGAATGCGACGGCGGCGCAAGACGGCCTCGCGACGGCGGCACAGATCACCAAGCTCGACGGTGTGGAGGCCCTCGCCGATGTGACCGACGCCGCGAATGTCGGGGCCGCCGGGGCGGTCATGGACAGCGACATAGCCCCCGCCGAGGGGTTTCTACGGAAGACTGGCGCGGGCGCGTACACGGCGCACAAGTCCAACCTAGCGGCCAGCGTAGCCCCAGGTGCAACCGACGACAGCGCGGCCGGGTACTCGGTCGGGTCGCGCTGGATCGACACCACGGCTGATAAGGAGTACGTGTGCCTCGACGCCACGGCGTCGGCCGCCGTGTGGACCGAGACCACGGCAGGGGCCGCAGGGGGCGAGGCGAACACGGCCTCGAACCAAGGCGCCGGCGTCGGCCCGTTCGACGGCAAGGTCGGCGTCGATCTCGAGTTCCGCACGTTGATCGCCGTCGGCCCGGTCAAGATCACGCTCGACGGGCCGAACAAGGAGATCGACGTCGATATCGAGCGCGGCGTCGAGACCAAGAGCGCCAACTACACCACGGTCGCCGGCGACGACGGCAAGCTGTTCCTACTCGACGGCACCTCCGTCACGGTCACCGTGACGCTGCTGGCTGCGGCGACGGCCGGCGCCGGGCACACGCTCGCCTTCAAGGCGATCGACGTCACCAACGTCCTGACGATCGACGGCAACGCCGCGGAGACGATCGACGGCGCAGCGACGATCACGCTGGACACCGTGGGCGATACCGTCGTGCTCGTCTGCGACGGCACCAATTGGCGGATCAAAGCGGACAAGACAAATTCGATTGCAAGTCTCGTTGAGGACACGACGCCTGAACTCGGAGGCAATCTAAACGTCGGCGCTACCCCGAAGGCTCTCGTCGATAACGCTGGGAACGAGCTTCTGGTTTTCAAATCGACCGCCAGTGCGGTAAATCACTTTGAAATCGAAAATCAGACTAGCGTTAACGACCCGAAGATAAGGGCCGTTGGAGGCTCGGCGAACATTGACTTTGTAGTCATCGCCAAGGGATCTGGGGAGTTTAGGATAGCGTCCCCCGCCAACCTCAACGTCGCTGGCGGGAATATCCTCGTTTCCGGGACAGTCGATGGACGTGACGTGGCGGCTGACGGGACCAAGCTCGACGGCATCGAGAGCAACGCGGTTGGCGTGTCAACAGCTCATGAGTGGACCGCCCAACAGAACTTCGACGCGGCGACGCTCACGGACGGAGCCAACATCGCCTGGAACCTGAACACGGGGCAGACCGCCACGGTGGTCCTTGGTGGCAACCGCACACTCGACAACCCGACGAACATGAAGGACGGCGCCAGCTATGCGCTTTTGGTTAAGCAGGACGCGACGGGCGGCCGGACGCTTACCTACGGCACCGCTTACAAGTGGCCGGGTGGAACACCGCCTACCCTCTCGACTGGAGCCAACGCAGTCGACCTGCTCACGTTCTACAGCGACGGAACGAATATGTACGGAACGAACCTCTTGAACTTCAGTTAAAGGGAAATCATAGATGAGACCCGAAAGAAACTACAACGGTATCCAGTTCGAGGAACTGCGCCGTCAGATCGACCCGATCTTCGAGGTGTTGCACGACGAGTTGGAGGAAGCTTACTACGGTGACCGCGGAGCGGACGGGCGGTTCGATCGTGCTACTGGTTGGTTGGCCGGGGTAAGCAAACCCTGGCACGGGTTCGACAAGCGAGCGACGCCAGAGGAGAGTAAGGCGTTGTTCGATGCGTTACACGGTGCGTTGTTCAGCGCTCATTTGCTGCACTTCCACGCCGAGAACCTCAAGCGAGCGAAACCTTACGCCTCGCGTGAGTACGACGAATATGATGACGAGCAACCTGATGGGACTACGGTCGTGAGGCGGCGCGTGGTTGAGGAGCGCGAGAAGCTGAAGGCTTTGCGCCGAGAGTTCGGACCAGGGTTCGACCGTGCGTTGAAAGCCCTTCGGGACAAGGGTGCTGACATCAATCTTGATGCGACAGACTAATGGCAATTACTTGGCTCGATCCTGTTGTAACCATATCTCCCACTACTATTGG